TTATCAATATTTTTTACACCAATCGCATGATACATCGCTCTATACGCTTCATAAAGGTTGTGCATTTTAGGATTTGACATTGCAAGTTGCAATTCTGTCTGTGCCATTGAAATTCTTTGCGATTGAGAAAAAATATTTGGGTCTGCAACAGGTAAAATATCTACCTTGTCATCAAAATCTGTTTGTTTAATTTGTCTTTGTCCACCAACAACGTCGTAAGGATACTCTGGTGGCAAGTATTGTTTAAATACTCCCGATAATAATTTAAATTCACTCTTCATCGCCACATAAAGTCTCTTATGAATCGCCGACATGACCCTTGAACCACGTTCTAAGAGAGCGATAGTCGTTCCAACAGCTGCTTGCTGGTTGCCGTCCCCGACCTGCATGTCAGCGATGGCGGCAAATCGTTGCCCTGCCTGTACCACTATACCCATCAATTGCAATAAAGTTGCAGATGGTTCTTTAAATGGTAATGGCATAAATGCATCTTTGATACTTCCTCCAGGTGCATCCACATCTCTGAATTCTCCAGGCTGTATAGCTTGTGCCTCATCTCTAACACGGATTCCTCTTTGCTTAAATCCTGCCGGTAAATTACTTAAAGTTCCTGCGTCAAGTAGTTGACGTAAAGCAGTAGTTGCCGTTCTTGACAATCCACCTATCATATGAATTAATCCAAAACCATAAAACCCTAATCCAGGTAAAAATTTAAAATGAACAAAGTAATCTATTTTAAGTTTTTGTGGATCATCAATTTTGTAGTTTCTTCTAATTGATAAAATTTGTCTGTTACCCATTTCAATAGTAATAATGTATGGAAGTTTAATTCCAGTTGGTTCACCAGTTGAATCTTTGTCTTCAAAACCCTCTAAATCTAAATCAGTATGTATTTCTATAATAGAAAATATATCTTCTTCTCTAGTTTTTTTAATTCCTTCAAGTTCTCTTTCTTTTTTTTCTACTTCTGTTTCTTGATTGTAACCAGGTTTTAATTCTACATCCATGTAGAAACCGGCTACTTGTTTTTTTCTTAAATCATTCTCTGACATTTTAATAACATGCACAACTGCTTCTGCATCTTCTAAAGATGTAGCAGTGTATGGCACAACTAAATCGTCAGCTGGAACAAATTTTGAAACAGCTCTGCCTAAGAGCTCGTCATAATAGACTTTCTTAAAAGCAGAGCCACTAAGAGGGAGATAAAAAAGCATTGTGTCGAACTCGGGTTCGTACTCTTTCATCACATCCATGAGCTGATAGTTCATGAATTCTTTAACTCTTTGCGACTGATCTTCTCTTGCTCTATCTGCAAGTCCAATTATTTGTGTATGTACTGGACCAGTTGCTGGAAGTAATTCTTTGTAAGCTTGCGCTTGAAACTGTGTAACTGATTCTGCTAATACTGGATGAGTTGCACCACTAGCTCCTTGAAACGGTTGGGTTGGATTTTCATATTTAAATCCTAAAAGATCTAAACCTTTTGTGTAAGTATCTTCCCACGCTTTTCTAGAAGATTTATATTGCTCAAAATTTCCTACTAATTCAGAACCTAACTTTCCTAAAACTTCTTCTGGTAATAATTCTGCTAAATTATCAAAATGACTTTCTCCTCCAGGTTGGTTAACCGCTTCTGGATCAAAATTAATTGTTGCACCACCATCTTCTTCTTGTGTTACTTGAACATCATCAGGACCAACTTGCTCTTTAATAGTTTCTTCTTGAGCAACTGCAATTTCTTCTTCGCCAGGTACTTTAATTTCAGTCTCTACGTTTGGTAGGGCTTTGTCTATATCTGCCATTTATATTCTCCGAGTTCTCTATTGTTTTAACCTGTTTTGTGGGAACATTCAACCCTTGTGAGTCAGGTCCTTTAAGTGGTGGAATTTCTTTCCACTTAACGTGTTGCATATTTGCAACAAGAGTTTTATTCTTCACTAAACATACCTCTTTTCTTTTTATAGTCATCATACATTTCATATCCACTAATACCTAAAGATAATGCTAATCCAGGTAGACCAAAAGCTCTACTAGCAATTCTTAATGCACCTGGACTGATTCCAAGTCTCATAATTTTAGATGCTGTTGGTCCTAAACCTTTTGTAGCAAATCTAGTAGCAGGATCAGCAAATGCAGCACCTAAATAGTTTATTGGATCTGTTGCAATTTCTCCTAATGAATCTCCTTGTGCAATTTGACCACCAATAAATAATGGCTCTGTTGCTAGTAAAGCTGCAGGAGTCCCTAATGCAGCTAAACCTCTTCCTAAAGTCTTTAAACCAGTTTTAGTTATACCAGATTTTTTAGCACCTAATGCCCCACTTCGTGCAGCTTCAATTGTTGAAGGTGCAACTGCTGCTGTTCCTGCTACAGCTCCAGCCCCTATTACTGGTAATTGATAATCTAATATTGCTGCATCTGCTTTTGGTTCATCTACAACTGGATCTGTAATCATATCTATTAACATATTTTTCTGTTGGTCTTCATTAGATAAATAAGTTGTTGGATCGTCGTTCATAAATGTTTTAACAAGACCGGCACCTGCAGCACCAACTGCTGCTAATGCACCAAACTTACCACCACTTTTTACAATGTTAAGAAAAGATGTTGCTGTACCTTTAATTCTATTAACCGAACCCCCTTCTGATTGAAGATTTTGAACTCTAGTAGCAGTGCCTATTGGATCTTCGTCTAAAGCTGCAGCCATTTGTGCACCACAACCTTGTCCACCGCTAGCGAGTTTAGCCCCACCAAATATTCTACAAATTTTATTTGTATCTTTTTTTGCAAACTCAATTAATGTTTGAGAACGGTTGATTAAATTAGTAGCAGATTTTTCACCAAACACTTCTGTAAGTTCTGGAGTTAATTTACCTGACGCTAATGTTTTTTTTATAAATCCACCTAATGGAAGATTTTTTCCTGCTGCTTTTCCAATATCATATTGTGGGTCTAATATCTTAGGTGCGCCATAATCTATAACATTTATTTTTCCTTTAGCATCAATTGTAAAATCACCCGCTAAGTTTCCAAACAATGTTTGGTTTATATTTTTTAATTTTTCAACTTTTGTTAAATTTGCATCAACATCTTTTCCAGCTATAATATTTTTTTGAAACTCACCTAATTTTTTATCTAAAGATATTTTCCATTGATTAACATCACCTACAAGTGGGTTTGTTCTAATAGCACCTTCTACATCTCCACCTCTTTTTAAAACTTCAAATGAAATAGGATGATCAAATTGAAAAGCTGCACCACCTATACCTTTTTTTCCTAATTCAAATGTGTCGGTTACTTGTTTTCTAATCTTTCCATAATCTTTTAATTTTTGTAATGCTCTTTTTTGAAGAATAGGATTATCTTTATAAAACTCTTTAATAGTTCCTGTAAAGTCTCTACCAATTTGATTTGGAAAAATGTTATAAAGAGTTTTAAGAATTGCAGGCAATTCCTCAGAATTTATGTTTTGAATATTTTTTAAAATATTTGGTCCTAGTGTTTCACCTCTTCCCTCTCTTAATAATCTAGAAGAACCATTACGATGAGCTCTAACAGCCGCTTTAACAATTTCAGAATTACTTAGTCCTTTGCCTGCTTCTTTACTAACACCAATAAATAAATCTTGTTCTGTTGTTACGTTAGGATTCTTTTTTACAAAATTTACAACAGCTGAAACTAAAGGGTTACCTATATTTGTTATTGCTCTTTTTTCTGTTATTAAACCTTGTTTAAATTTTTGAATATTTTCATAATCTAAATCTTTAATTACATTTAATTGTGATTTAGGTATGTTTAATTCATCAAAAAAAGATCTATATGCTTCACCTGTTCCGGTTCTTCCAGGAGCAGAAGGAGCGTTTCCTTTTGCATATTGAACTAATCTTCTCCATATACCTCCAGCTCTATTATCAAACTTACTTGTTTTTAATCCTGCAGCTTTAGCTGCAGCCATAGATTTTTTTCTAGAAGGAAGGTCTATATAACTTTGAAAATTACCACCACCTGCTTTCCATTCATCAAAGCTTTTTAAAAATTCTTTTAATTGTTGAATTGTTGTTTTAGCAAGTCCTTTAGGTAGAGTATAAGTTTTACCTAAATACGTAAAAGTTTTTTCGGCCATTAGACCTCCAAGATCTTAGCTAGTCCGCCTTTGGCAAAATCTTGTACTTCATCGATAAACCGTGCAGTGAATCTATCGAATCGTGGATTGTCAGGTTTTAATCCTGCAGCGTCTTCTACGTTGTTCATAACTCTTTTTGTAAAAATTATAATTTCTTCGTTAGATGCTCCTGATGGAATCATCTCTAAAATTTTTGGGCCAAAATATTTTTCAACTAAAACTAATGGATCACCCATAATACCGCCACCACCTTCAGTAATATATTTTACATCTTGTGCATCTACTACACTTCCAAGTTTAGTTGCAAAGGTGTCATCTTCTTTTAATGCTTCTACTAAAAATTCTCTAGCTGTTGCACGTTTGGCTGGAGCGCCAACTCCTTTTACATTAGCAATTGCAACTGCTTTATTAAGTTCTGCCATTGTGTCTTCTGCTGATGCAAATGGTGCTGCAATATTATCTGGTCCGCCACGTGAACCTGGTGGTGGTAAGTCGTCTATGTTTTTAATATTAAGTCTAAGCATATCTGCAATATCAGAATCGGAAGCTTTAGGAAAATTACTTCTTAAATTATATTCTGCTTCAGAAACGTTTTTAACTACATCATCTGCTAAATTTTGTTCTGCTCTTAAGGAAGCTATTCCTTCTTGATCTAGGTTCCTGATCCCTGTTCCCAGGTCAGTGATGTTTGCAACTTGTTTAGGATTGAATACTTCATCAATCTTTTGCATGTTAGTAAGTAACTTATTGGCTTGAACATCGTTAAGTTTACCAGCGGTCAAATAACCAATAGAACTTTCTAATTCTTCTAAAATTTTGTTTTTACCTAGAACACCGATTGCTTCAACATTGATGTCTGAGTCTAGGAATGCTTCTGTATTTTTACCTTTACCTAAAAATGTAATATTGGATCTGGAACCAAGGACATTGTTCATATTGCCACCTAGCTTACTAAATAACGCTAAGATCGCTTCTCCTGCTTTTGGCATAAATTGTTTAACCATAATACTTTACCTGTCCTCTGACAATTGGCTCATCTTTGTAATCTTCAGGATGTCGAACCAAACCACCCTGTCTAATTCGCATGATTGCCTGTGTCGTACTATCGACGTAGTCATCATG